CGGAATTTCAACAGGACAACAATATTATGTTGTTACAGCTGAAGACAACGCATTTTCTGTGTCAATGACATCTAACGGTGCTCCAATCACACTTACAACAGCAAGCGGTTCAGTAGTTGGTGCTTGCGGTGATGCTTCTTTACGTATCACAGGTGTTAACACTATTGACGGTATTGTAACAAGAATTGGCAACAACTTGCCAGGCGTTACTGCTGAAAAAGGTGTAGACGGACAACTAGTATTGTATACAGACGGTACTGTTAATAAAATTACATTAGCCGAAGTTAACGGCGGCAATTTACTAGCTGAAAAACTATTCATTGCTCCAGGAAGTTATTATGCTCCACGTTTGGAAATTTCTCCACACACAGCAGTTCCAACTTTCAAATCAACAGATTCATATCCACGTCCAACAGGTTCTGTGTGGATTAAATCAACAGATGCTAATCAAGGTGCTAGCTTTACTCTTTATGAGTACAACGCAACTTCAGCATCATTTGTAGAAGTACGTGCTCCGATTTATGCTGACAATATTTCAGCATTGAAAGGACTTGATTCAGCAGGCGGCGGCTTACGTTTAGCTAAGGGTGCTACTTACGTTAAATTTAACGAAGACGAATATACATTCTATGAAAAAGATGCTAACGTTTTAACTGCTGGCGATCGTGATATGCCAGGTACTGCTACATTTAACTTCTACACAAGACAAAATGTAGGTGCTACAAATGTTACATCATTTAGTATTGCCGCAACAGCATCAACAAACGTTTATGCGTTCTCAGCAGGCACATACACATTTGATATGGCTGAAAGTTTAGTTAACGGTACTTATAGTGCGGCTAAAACTATTAGTTTTACAGTTGCTTCACCAAGTGCCAATAACGTTGATTTAATTGCTGACGCAATTAACGCAGGCGGAACAAGCGGAACAGCATTTGTAAACATTACAGCAAGTGTAGCTCAAGTTGGTACAGCAAAACAATTGATAATTGCTCATAAGTTAGGCGGCGAAATTAAGTTTGAAGACGGCACTGGCGCTCCATTGGCTACATTGTTTGCTCCTACACCAGCAAATCCAGCAACTAATACAACTTATACTGCTAACTTGTACGAAGCTCCAGTAGGCGACGCAGACTTTACATTTGGCCGCGGTTCAAACTGGCAACCAACTAGACTAACAGCAGAAGGTGTTACAGCAAATGCTAACCCTCCATCAACTGTTACCGCTGACGGAACACTATGGTACGATGCTTCTTTAGATGAAGTTGATATTTTAGTTAATAACGGTACAGCATGGGTTGGTTACTTGAATTATGTTCAGAACCAAGCAGGCGGCACAACAACAGATCCAAAAGGACCTATCATCAGTGCTACTAAGCCAACAACACAAAGCGATGGAACTCCATTAGCTAACGGTGATTTGTGGGTTGATACTAGCGATTTAGAAATGTATCCTAAGTTATACAAGTTTAGTTTCTTAACTAAGAAGTGGACTTTAGTAGATAATTCAGATCAAACAACTGAAGAAGGTATTGTATTCCAAGACGCTCGTTGGACAGCAACAGGCCCAGACGCAGGTTCTGATGCTAGCACAATTGAAGAATTACTAGCAAGCGACTTTGTTGATTTTGACGCACCAGATCCATTACTATATCCAAAAGGTATGTTGTTATGGAATACACGTCGTTCAGGATTTAACGTAAAACAATTCAAGCGTGATTATGTAGATGTTACTGGACGTAACGAACGCCAGGGCGTTGGTGAAGTTCAAACTGATTACTATCCACACCGTTGGGTAAGCGTAGCCGCTAACCAACAAAATGGTGCTGGAACATTTGGACGCAAAGCTCAACGTGCTGTAGTTGTACAAGCTCTACAAGCAATGATTAACAGCAACCAAGCTATCCGTGACGAAGATTCAATTGTTTATAACTTGTTATCTTGCCCAGGATATCCAGAAACAGTTGACGAGTTAGTAGCTCTAAACTACGACCGTTCATTAGCAAGTTTCATTGTTGCTGACACACCAGCTCGCTTAAAGAGCGATGCTACAAGTTTAAGCAACTGGGGTAACAATACTGCTAATTCTGCTATCACTGACGATAACGGTTTAGTAACAACTGATCCTTATGTAGCATTTTACTATCCATGGGGTTACACAAGTGACAATTTAGGTAACAACGTTGTTGTTCCACCAAGTCACATGATGTTACGCACAATCGCATTAAGCGACAACGTTTCTTATCCATGGTTTGCTCCAGCAGGTACACGTCGTGGCGGCATTACTAACGCATCAGCAGTTGGTTATGTTGATGCTGACACAGGTGAATTTAATTCTGTAGCATTGAATACAGGACAACGTGATACGTTAGCAAGTGTACACATTAACCCAATTACATTTATTGCTGGAAGCGGCTTAGTTGCTTACGGACAATACACACGTCAATTGGCGGCAAGTAGCTTGGATCGTGTAAACGTAGCACGTTTAGTAGTTTATCTACGTCGTCAATTTACACAGTTGGCTAAGCCATATGTGTTTGAACCAAACGACACAATTACACGTAATGAAATTAAACAAGCGGCGGAAAGTCTGTTGTTAGAATTAGTTGGCCAACGTGCTATCTATGACTACTTAGTAGTTTGTGATTCATCTAATAATACACCGGCTCGCATAGACCGTAGCGAACTATATCTTGATGTAGCAATTGAACCAGTGAAGGCAGCAGAATTCATTTACATTCCATTGCGTTTAGAGAATACAGGCGCTATCAAAGGTCTAGGACAATAATCGGAGAACAATATGGCAATCGCATCATTAGCTAATTTTACAGTACCTTTAGCATCAGACCAAAGCGCAACATCGCAAGGTATGTTGATGCCAAAGCTCAAGTACAGATTCCGTCTGTCATTTGAAAACTTTGGCGTTAGCACACCAACAACTGAATTAACAAAACAAGTAATTTCAGCGTCAAGACCAAACGTAGCGTTTGATGACCAAGTTATTGAAATCTACAACAGTAGAATTCACTACGGTGGTAAACCAAAATGGGGTACTATCAGCGTTAAACTACGTGACGACAGCACAGGCGCTGTTAGCAAGTTAGTAGGCGAACAAATGCAAAAGCAATTCGACTTCTACGAGCAAAGCTCAGCGGCATCTGGTATCGATTACAAGTTTACACTACGTATTGAAATGTTAGACGGCGGCAACGGCGCAAGCACTCCAAATGTTTTAGAAACATGGGAATGCTACGGTGCTTATGTACAAACTGTAAACTACGAAGCACTTGATTATGGTCAGCAAGGTCCAGCTGAAATCACATTAACAATTCAAATTGATAATGCGGTACAGACACCAAGCGGATCTGGATTAGGTTCAGCTTCAAGCATTAGACCAGCAGTTGGCGGAACACTAGCAACTGGCG